CGGAGGTGGTACAAATATCGTTGTTAATGTAGATGCAGGCGGTTCTAATGTATCAGGAGACGATCAAAGGGCTGGAGACTTTGGCAGAATACTTGCAGCGGCTATACAATCAGAACTAATAAGACAGCAAAGACCCGGAGGTTTATTGGCATAATGGCTACTTTTCCCTCGATCAACCCTCAATATGGGGTCGTTAAACGGAGTTCCCCGGTTAAAAAAGTTATAGAGTTTGCTGACGGTTACGAGCATAGAATTACATTTGGCCTCGCTGCACATAAAAATCCAAAAATTTATACACTCACATTTGAAGTCAGCGAAACGGACGCAGATACAATAGAAACTTTTTTGGACGCAAGAGCAGAGGATAACGATAGTTTTGATTTCACTGCACCGGGAGAATCATCAAGTCAAAAATTTGTTTGTGATAGTTGGTCAAAAACCATTACTTACTTAAACAGGGCAAGAATTAATACTACATTTCGGGAGGTGTTTGAGCCTTGAGTACAGCGGGTATTATTAGCGATTTACAGAACGTCAATCCTAGTGCTGTAATTGAGCTTTTCACAATCACAACCGATGCAACGCTACATGGTTCAGCAACAACCTATAGATTTCACGCTGGTTCTAACCTTAATGCAAATGGAAAAATTGTCTGGGCTGGCAATGAGTATTTAAGGTTTCCAGTTGAAGCGGAGGGTTTTGCTTATAAGCGTGGCCAGATTCCACGCCCTACCGTCACAATCAGTAATGCTTTGGGAACTATTACAGCAATACTTTTAAACGTAAATGGTACAACTGTTGGTAATGATTTGACCGGGGCAACTTTTACCAGAATCAGAACACAGGCAAAATTTTTGGACGCTATCAACTTTGAACCTACAGTTACTACAACCACAAGTACAACAACGATTGCTGACCCAGCGGACGGAGAAACAATAACTTATACAGTAACGGTTCACAACCCGGGAAGCGGTAATATTTTTAGGATAAATGGTGTTAATAATCCAGTTATTACGATGAAAAGAGGCTCTACTTACATTTTTGACCAATCAGACAATACTAATAGCGGACACCCTTTGGCAATAAAATCTGATGCAGGCGGGGCGCAAACAACAACAGTTTCTGGAACCGCTGGAAACTCAGGTGCTACCGTTACATATCAGCCCGCATATCCCTCTGCCCCAAGTGATTTAAGATATTATTGCACCGTTCACGGTAACGGTATGGGTAATACAATCACAATGAATAATCCTAATACTACAACTTCAACAACAACTAGCTCTACAACGACCCAAGTTAATCCACTAGGCACACCAGACCCTACCGCAGAATACCCAAGAGAAATATTTCAGATTGATAGAAAAGCATCAGAAAACAGAGAAGTTGTTAGTTTTGAATTAGCCGCCCCAAGTGACATGGCTGGCGTTAGAGCGCCAAAAAGACAATGCACTCGGGCTGAGTTTCCCTCAATAGGTTTGGTTACTGGGTAATGGATTGGAAAATTGCGGCATTAGAACACGCAAAGGAGCAAGACCCTAAAGAAAGTGTAGGTTTATTGATTATCAAAAAAGGAAAAAAAACATATTTTCCTTGCGGAAATCTATCTATGACGCAACAACAATGTTTTATTTTAGACCCGGTTGATTATATAAAGGCCGATAACGCGGGAGAAATCGTTGCAATAGTACATTCACACCCAAGTACACCCCCAGCCCCCAGCGAGGCCGATAAGATCAGTTGTGAAGATAGTGGGATTCCTTGGCATATTGTTAATCCAAAAACAGAGGTATGGGGATATTGTGAGCCTACAGGTTACAAACCCCCTCTGATTGGTCGTCCGTGGTGTTGGGGAGTGACAGATTGTTGGAGCCTTGTGAGGGATTGGTATAAAGAAGAAAAAAATATTGAGCTTAGAGATTGGGAAAGACCTGTTACCCCAGAAGAGTTTTTACAAAATCCAATGTTTGAAAGTTGCGCTTGGCGTACAGGTTTTAGAGAACTTAGGCGCGATGAAAAATTAGAGAAAGGAGATTTGTTGTTTATGTCGATCTTGCACCCCGGATTAAATCATGTTGCAATCTTTTTAGGTGGAGAAGTTTTACACCATTTGGCCGATAGGCTGAGTTCAAGAGAGCCATATTCTGAATGGCTGCTAAAATGTACTGGTAAAAGGCTGCGTTATGTTAAAGAAAATTAAATTCTACGGGCCTTTAAAAGATTTTTTAGGCTACGAAGAGTTAGAAGCACACGTTAACAGCGTAGGGCAAACTATGAGATTTCTTATAACAAACTTTCCTGAGCTTGAAAAACACATGGCCGACAATACATACAAGGTTTTAATTAACCAAGATCAGATAGACGAAACACAAATAAACGACCCAATAGGCCAATCAACAGTACATATTGTCCCTGTTGTAACTGGCGCGGGTGGTAATATGGGTAGAATTTTAACTGGTGCTGCGTTAATTGGTGCTTCTTTCCTTTTCCCCGGTGCGGGTATGTTTGGTACTTATGGTCTTGGTGGTGCTGCCGCTGTTAAAGGTGGAATATTAACTGGTATTGGTACTTTGACAAGTGCTATAGGTGCTTCAATGGTTCTTGGCGGTGTTTCAGATATGCTTTTTCCAAAGCCAAAAATGCCAGAATTTTCATCGCCCAATGACCCAAGAATTTCGTTTGGTTTTAGTGGAACGCAAAATACTAGCAGGGCTGGTACTCCTGTTCCTTTGGTTTATGGAGAAATTTTCACCGGGTCAGTTGTAATTTCAGCTGGTGTTGATACGCACCAAGTTTCAGCATGACAAAAAAAATTATTAGAGGTTCAGGCGGCCCACCCTCACCGCCTACGCCACCACAGCCAACAAGAACGCCAGATACACTGCACAGTAAGCAGTTTGCTACTTTACTTGACCTTGTTTCTGAGGGAGAGATAGAGGGTTCGGCTAGTGCTTCTAAAGAAGGTCTTACAAAGGGAACCGCCGCTTACAACAATGCTTTCAAAAAAGATATTTTTTTAAACGATACTCCAATATTAAAATCAACTGCAAATTCAGCTAGTCCCGCTACAACTGATTTCAATTTTCAAGATGTAGGTTTCGACGCACGTTTTGGGACTTCTAGTCAAACTGCAATGAGTGGAATTGAGTCTAGCGAATCTCTAACTGCTGTTGGCGTTAATGTTACTGCTGCTAGTCCTGTTACTAGAACATTAACAAACAGCGATGTTGACGCTGCAAAAATTGTTATAACTTTTCCCCAAATACAAGAAGCGACAGATAAAGGCGATTTATTGGGTTCTACTGTTGATTTAAAAATTCAAGTTCAATATAACAGCGGTGGATTTTCAGATATTATTTCAGATACCATTACAGGACGAACCGCAGACGCATACCAAAAAGAATACCGCATAAATTTAACTGGTGCTTTTCCTGTCGATATTAGAATTGTTCGAGTTACAGCGGACTCAACGAGTTCAAGTTTGATTAATGCTTTTCAATGGACTAGCTTTGCTGAAATAATAGACGACAAACAGGTTTACGCGAACTCTGCATACCTTTCTTTAAGGTTAGATTCTCAGCAATTCAGTTCAGTACCAAGGCGAAAATTTAGACTAAGAGGAATCAAGGTAAGGATTCCGGGTGCTGGTGCTGGTGGCTCTGGAACGCCAACAATCAACCTTGCTACTGGTAGGGTTGTTTATCCCGCCAACTACGTTTTTAATGGCACTATGGGCGCAGCCCAATGGACAAGTTGCCCGGCTTTAATATTGCTCGACCTTATCACAAATACACGTTATGGTTTTGGCGATCATATTGTTGACGGTAATTTAGATTTATTTTCTTTCATAGAGGCTTCCAAGTTTGCAAATACTTTGGTTAATGATGGCAGGGGAGGACAAGAAGCAAGATTTTCATGCAACGTAAATATTCAGAACTCTAATGAGGCTTTCGATCTTATAAATGAACTTGCTGGGGTTATGCGCTGTATGCCAATCTGGTCGGCTGGTACAATTACCATAACTCAAGATAAACCAACTGATGCAAGTTACCTTTTCAGTTTGGCAAATGTAGACCAAGAGGGTTTTAAATATTCTGGTAGTAGTTTAAAAACAAGGCATAGTGTTATTTCTGTGGCGTATTACAACATGGATTCACAGGACATTGATTATGAAGTGGTGGAAGATAGCGCGTTGATTAACAAGATAGGTACTGTTGTAAAACAAGTCAGGGCGTTTGCGTGTACTTCTCGTGGTCAGGCGAACAGATTCGGGCGGGCAATACTTTTCAGCGAAAATAATGAAAGTGAGGTCGTGAACTTTAATACCTCTATAGATTCTGGTATTATCGTTAGACCCGGTAGCGTAATAGAAATAAATGACCCAGTTAGGGCAGGGGTTAGAAGATCAGGCAGGGTAAACGCTGCAACAACAACTCAAATAACAGTAGACGATACTTCAGCTACAGACTTACCTACAACAAATAGTCCCACAATGAGCATAATTATGCCTGATGGGACAGTTGAAACTAAGAA